AGAAAGCGATATTATAAAACAATTTGACAAATATGGTCAAGATTACTTGTTTGGTAATGAGATATATGGTTTATTTGGATACAGAGTAGTGGAATCAAATCCAGATAGATCTGTTCCATATTTTGTGACCGCGTACAGAAAAACAGTTGATAGAACAAAAGGCCCTATCAACAGTTTAATTTATAGAGGGGGTGAGGTCACACCTTTAGATTTAACAGAGGCAGTAATTGAAGCAAACAAAAGAAAATATAAATTAGATAAAAAATTTTACCAACAAATATTAGCATTAAAAGAGTTAGGAGTTGATGAAAGAATTTTAAATAAACAAATAAAAAGAATTAGAGGTAGAACTCAAAGATCTGGTTTATTAGCGGGTAAATTTACACCTATAAGATTATCATCTCAAGACATAAATGTAATAACTAATACAGCTAGAGAGAAAGGATTTAATAATCCTTTACCAACTTCTTTAAGAACTATAAATAAATTTATATCTGATGTAAGTGCTATTCCTTTAAATTTAGAGAGTTTAGAAGAGGAAACACAAGTAGATGATTTCTTAGATGATATAAAAGATAGAACTAAAGGAGAGAGTTCATTTATACCTAGTATATTTAAACAGGATTTAAACACAGCAATGCCTACAAATATAGGTAATAGACCTACAGGTGTGAACCCATTATCAGGGTTGACACGAACACAAGAACTTTTATTATCACCAGAGGAGAAGTTAATAGCTTCAAAAAAATAATTATGGCAATAGACCCAAAAACAACAAGAGAACACATAGTAGCGTTATATGGTTATATAACGGGTGTAAGAAAAGATATTACTACGATTAAGAATAATCATCTCAAACACATACATGCAGATGTCGAGAAGTTGGGTGGTAAGATAGACAAGATCTATTGGGTTCTCTTAGCAGCAGCGGGATCTGCAGCACTTTTTGCATTAGGACTATTATTTCAATAATGAATCTTTCACGTAATTTTACTCTTTCAGAGTTAACTAAATCAGACACTGCTATACGTAGAGGAATTAACAACAATCCTAACGCAGAACAAGTAGAAAAATTAAAAGCATTGTGTGAAAATATTTTACAACCAGTGCGTGATCACTTCGGCAGAGTCAAGATTACTAGCGGATATCGTAGCCCAGAATTATGCACAGCGATAGGTAGTTCTGTAAATTCACAGCATGCCAAAGCCGAGGCCGCAGACTTCGAATGTGTTGGTGTAGATAACGCTGAACTTTTTGATTGGATTAAATTAAATCTTGAACCAGATCAGTTGATTCTTGAGTTCTATACTCCAGGTGAACCTAACAGCGGATGGATACATTGTAGTTGGATACCTGAAGGTAGACGTGCATCGTTTTTACATGCGTTTAAATCAGAAGGTAAAACTAAATATAAACCTATATTAGGTAAAGCAAAAGATTTATTTTAACGACACATACAACCTATCATACTACCACTCCCATCATTCATTATATGTAGATTTAAAGTGTCAACGTAGCCTGTGAGTTTTAGTCTTAAAATATCACAGAGATCAAAACAATCAATCTCGCCCGTTAATACAATACCCTCCATCATTTTTTTTGTTACGGGTATTAGTTGATATAATCCATCGTTTAGTATTATTAAATCCATTCTCTTAAATCTTCACCCATTATCTCAGTGGCTATATTAACCTTATTTCTTAATGACTCTACAATCTTTTCATCTACTGTGTCGTCAGCCATCATATCTATATAAGTAACTTTATTCTTTTGACCTATTCTATGGGCTCTATCTTCTGATTGTAATCTCTTTTCTAGATCATAACTATTTGAATAATATATGACAGCTTTTGCCTCTGTTAGCGTAATACCATAACCACCCGTCTGCGGATTACCTATAAAAAATCTAACTTTTGAATTAGGATCTTGAAATTTCTTTATGTTCTCTTGTCTTTGGTCAGCGTTTATTGCACCATAATAGGTAACAATAGCTTCTGTTCCATATTTTAGATTACCCTCTTCGTCTTTCATATGAGAGATGGCTTTTATAATATTCTTAATATCATGGACATAGTTAGCCCAAATGATTACCTTACCATCGACTTCTTCAATTAAATTAAGTAAGTCCTTAATTCTATTGTTTTTTAACTCTATCACCTCATCATTATCAGTTTTCATATGACCACAAGTTATTTGATGTAGTCGCATTAATTGTGTTAATACTGTGCTCGTTGACATAACTTTAGAGTTTAGTTCTGCGAGGGCCGTGGTTCGCATTTGATCGTAAAGCTGTCTCTGTTCTTTGGTTAATTCTACTCTATGTTTTATAAATAATTTTTTAGGTAAGTCCAAGCAATCCTCCTTTAATACTCTAAATGAAAATGGTTTAATATTTTTTTCTAATTCTTCTATTCTTTGATAACCAGCAACTAGCTGGATTGATCTACCATTAATTAATACTCTACGCATAATTGCGTATCTATTTCTAAAAGAAACGTAAGAAAAATAGTTAAGTAAAAATGGATCTAAAAAATAACACTGACTAAATAAATCCAAAGGTGATTTAGTTACTGGTGATCCAGTAAGTATTCTACGATATACAGCACCATCCGCTATCTTAATTATATTTTTTGTTCTAGCTGCACCTGGATTTTTTATTGTAGTGCTCTCGTCTACAGCTAACATAGCTTTGTGTGTTCTTAAAAATTTTTGTGCAGCATCTACACCTTTTTGTGTAGACAATGCTTCAACATTCATAATAAATATATGAAGGTCATCATCAACTTTTAACAAACTTTCAAATTGTTTTTTAAATTTTTTTGTATGATTAGCTTGCCACATCACCATTTTATATTTTACATGATCAGGTATATGCGTAGGTATTTCTTCAGAGAACCAATTTTTATAAACACCTTTTGGTGCTATAATTAAAGCACCATCTATCTTTCCGTTGTCATATAAGATAGCTATGTTATCTATTAACACTTTAGATTTACCTGTACCCATTTCCATAAACAATGCAAAATTTTTTTCAAATGCACTTCTTTCAAGCGCAATTGATTGATGCTGAAACGGTTTAGTTTTAAATTTATATTTAAACATTTTTACTTTCTTATATTGACATATAATTTATGATGTATTATATGTCAAGTAGAAATGACAGAAAGTATAGCAAAAATATTAAACGATAAATTTAATAACAAATCTATTGTTTATGTAATTCAAGCGGTACCTGGTACGCGTGATGGTGCACCAAAAATAAATATTGTTGGAGCACAAGAGTTTGGCGAAATTAAGGTATTGTTAGATGAGGACAAACAAATAATGTTTAGTCCTGCACCTATGGTTAGAAAAATGAAAAGGATGTTAAAAGACTTTTCAGATAATGATTACTTGTTATTAACAGGTGATCCTGCTATGATTGGTGTTGCATGTTCTGTTGTTTCCGAAGTAAACAATGGTAAATATAAACTTTTGAAGTGGGACAGGCAAGAAAGACAATACTATCCTATTTCAATTAACATACATGAAAGAGGTAATACTGATGAGTAAAGAAAGTAATATGGAAAAACTTTGGGAACAAGACCAAGGTAGCACTCTGCAAGAAGGCGGTGGCGATCTAGCAGAGTTAAATAAGAAAGTAAAAAAGTTAGAAGGATATCAAGATCAACTGGAAAAACTTGAAGAAGAAGTTGATACAGTAAAAGCAAATATAAAGAAGATTTCTTACGAAGAGATACCAGACCTTCTGGCTGAAAAGGGTATTGAAAAACTTACACTACATGATGGAACCGTAGTGGAAGTTAAAAAAGTAATTAACGCATATCTACCAAAAGCGGATAGAGATCCCGAAGGTAGAGAAAAAGCGTTTAAATGGCTTCGAGACAACGGCCATGGTGATATTATTCAAAATAACATCATAGTTTCCTTTGGTCGTGGCGAAGATAACAAGGCGGTGGAATACGCTAGCCTTGCACAGCAAAAAGGTTATTTACCTACTCAAAAGGTAGATGTACATAATCGAGTCCTTGTTGCTGCACTAAGGGAGCGTCTTGAAAAAGGACTAGAGATGCCTTCCGAACTATTTAACATGTTTGTAGGAAACCAAACCAAAATAAAGAGGAGTAAATAACAATGAGTCAAGAAGCAATGACCGATGCTAGTGGAAAGAAACTAGAGAAGAAAGAAGCAAATCTGCCAAGTGAACTTACTGCAATGTTTGAAGCAGATGCAGGAATGGGCATGGAGAATGTTGGATCAGAAGATGTCAAGATTCCGTTTTTAAGAATCTTACAAGATCTATCTCCGCAGGTAAAGGAGGGCAGAGGTGAATACATACAAGGTGCAAAACCTGGTATGATTATTAACTCTGTATCTAAAAAACTTTACGATGGCAGAAAAGGTATCAATGTTCTACGATGCTATTACAAAAGAGAGTTCGTAGAGTGGCAAGATAGAGGTAAGGGTGATAGTGCACCTGTTGCTACATATCCTGCTAACAGCGATATCATAACAAAAACAACTAGAGATCAGTTAGGAAAAGATAGATTACCTAGTGGTAATTATCTATCTAATACTGCTAATCACTATGTGTTGATGTTAGATGGTAATATGGTTACTGAAAGTGCCTTGATAGCGATGTCATTTTCACAGCTTGTAAAAAGTAGAGAGTGGAATACCATGATCACAAGTAACAAGCATATGAAAAAAGATGGCAGTATCATAAAGCCGCCTGCTTTTAGCCATGTTTACAATTTAAAAACTGTCTTACAATCAAATAGTAAGGGTGAGTTTTATAATTGGAACATCACAAAAGTTGGGCCATTGACGGATCCAAATGCTTACAAAACTGCAAAAGAGTTCTCAGAGGGTGTCTCTAAGGGCGCAGTAAGTGCTAAGTATGATGAGGATAAAGTCAATGAATCATCATCTGATTCACCATATTAAACAAATCCTAGGTAGTGGGCGATAAAGCGAGAGTGGAATCGCCCACTTTGCACATGTATGGTAGAAAAATTTATAGAGATATTTCAAGGTCTACGTCTAGGTTATGGTTTAACAAAACGAGGAAATGTATCAGAACAAGGTAAGGTAGAGTCAAGTCATCGTTGGGTTGAAAAAGAATTAACCAAAGAAATTGTACAAGGTCATCTAGATGGGACAGGTGACAATTTAGGTATCGTACCAATCAACGAAGATAATAAATGTAAATGGGGTGCGATTGATATAGACGAATACACTTTTAATCACAAAGAATTTACACAAAAAATGAGAGACTTAAAAATACCTTTCATTGTTTGTAGATCAACAAGCGGTGGTGCACACCTATATTTATTTACAAAAGATTTTGTAGAGGCAAAAGACATGAGACAAACTCTATTAACTCTTACGGCATCACTTGGACTTGTAACTAGAAAAGATAAAATATTTCCACAGCAAACTAAAATAAACGTAGAGACAAACGATAGAGGTAACTTCTGTAGTTTGCCATATTACAAACATAAAACAGGCACAAAATACGCCATAAATGATGATGGTTCCGCTGCTAGTTTAGAATCATTCTATTCTATGTATGATAAATATTCTGTAGATCCAACGAAATTATCTGAAATAAAAGTTGAATTAAACGAAAAAGCTAAAGCCGTATCAAATGGCCCACCTTGTTTAGAGGTTCTTTGCTCACAAGGATTTCCTAAAGGCACAAGAAATAATGGACTATATAATATTGGAGTTTACTTAAAAAAATCTTTACCCGATGAATGGGAAACTTTAATAGAAGATTACAATAGAAAATATTTAAATCCACCACTTAGTAATGCAGAGGTAGAAAATGTAAAAAAATCTTTGCGTAAAAAAGATTACAATTATAGTTGTAATGAACAACCAATAAATTCTTTTTGTAACAGAGAATTATGTAGAACTAGAAAACATGGTATAGGTCTTGGCAATACAGCTTTACCCGAAATTAGTAACTTAACTAAAATAAATCATAAACCACAACCACAATGGTTTGTTAACGTAGACGGAGAAAGATTAGAATTAGAAACAGACGATTTACAAATACAAGCTAGATTTAAAAAAGCATGTATGGAACAATTAAACACAATCATACCAAGAGTTGCAGATAGACAATGGGATACTTTACTTAGAGTTTTATTTTCAGCAATACAGATTATTGAGCCACCAGAAAGTTTATTAATTAAAAATCAGTTAGAAGATTTGATAGAAGACTTTGCAGTAAGACGAGCACAAGGTAGACAGAAGAGTGATATATTAAGAGGTGTTCCTTACACAGCAGATGGCGAAACAATGTTTAGATGGAAAGATCTAAAAAAGTTTTTAGAAAGACAGAAGTGGTCATTTGATATTAGAAAAACTGGTGCAATGATAGAAGATATATTTAATACAACAGAAAAAACATTAAACATAGATGGTAAGAGAGTTCGTGTTTGGGTTATGAAAGCGATGGAAAAACAAAATACATCTTTTGAAAAACCAAAGTATAAAGAAGAGGATGCGTTTTGATTACAATTATACTTGGCCCACCTGGAACTGGTAAGACAGAAAAACTTTTATCTTTAGTTGAAGAATACTTATCTAAGAAAATACACCCAAGTCGTATAGGTTATTTCGCATTTACAAAGAAAGCTGCTAATGAAGCCTTATCAAGAGCCATGCATAAATTTAATTTGTCAGAAGATGATCTACCATATTTTAGAACACTACACTCACTTGCATTCAGAAGACTATCCATAAATAAAAATCAAGTTATGAAAAGATTTCACTATCAAGACCTTGGAAAAAAGCTAGGTTTTTCAGTGGCTTACGCATCATATCAAGATGACTTTGGTGGTTACTTCTCATCTGATAGTGATTATCTAAATTTAATATCTCTTGCTAGAGTTAGAGGTATACCTGTCGAAGAGCAGTTTGATTTAAATGAACATGAGGCAGATATAGAAAGAGATAAACTTATAATCATAGCCAATGAACTTGAAAGATATAAAAAAGAAATAGGCTTGATTGATTACACAGATATGATTTTAAAATTTACACAAAAAGATGTAGCACCAAAACTAGATGTAATGTTCATTGATGAAGCACAGGATCTTAGTTTACTACAATGGAAAATGGTAAAACAAATGTGGCAGAAATGCGACCAAGTATTTGTTGCAGGTGATGATGATCAAGCAATATTTAGATGGGCAGGAGCAGATGTTGATTCGTTTATAGCTTTAGAAGGTAAAACAATAGTATTAGATCAATCTTATCGTGTGCCATCGGGAGATATACATAATT